CCCCACCCGTTAACTCATCCGAGTCAATGACACACTCAGTTGGCATCAGAGACTCCGCAAGAGCGCGGCCACGCATCAACATTCGTTCAGCGCGCACAACGCCTCCTAATACCAAGGGAAATAAACGTCAGGCGTGCCCGTAGGAACCCAACCAGAATCCGCAACAGGTGGCGAGACGCGAGTTGTGGAAACCGTGCCCAGTCCGCCAAAGCCAGAGGCCTTGAACGGTGACAGCATCCGCTTCTCGGAAGCCGTCAGATAAGCACCAGACTCGTCAACTTTCCAAGCCTCGTTGTAGTCATCGATGCCACCGCGAGTCTGCGCATTCCTGTTATCGAAGACACGCGACGCGCAATACAGAGTGACCGTAACAGCCTCTTCAGGCACAGGGGTGAGCAGAGTAACGCCATCCTCCGCCAACCACGTCCGCCCTGATTCTTTACGAACCAGAGCGGACGCGATACGGAGACACATGACGGCGCGCTTGCTTTCCGCAGAGGCGGGCACAATGGCCTCACCAATCCAGTCAGCAAGCTCGTCCACCCCGGCCAATGTTGCCGGGGCAGCCATTACTAAACGCCGAGCGTGACGGAAACAGCGCGGTCGGCGTCAAGCGTGGTTGCACCGAAGAAGGTGTCAACAACGCTCTGGTCCTCGAGCTGCAGCGGGTTGTAGTGCTGAATCCAACGCAGCGCGTAACCGTTCTCAGCAACCGTTGCCGACTTAGCAGCACCTTCCGGCTGACGTGACGGGCGAGTAACGTGGGCAAACGCATCCCGCGTGTACGCAATACCGAAGTCGTTCGGCAGTGCAGCCTCAGCAACGATGTCGAAACCCATGATGCGGCCCAGAGTTGCGTTGCGGAGAACGTCACTGTTGCCAGCCTCGTTGACCTTCTGAAGCTGAGTGAGCTGAAGTGCAGCCGCCTCAAGATCAGAACCAATCGCGAACGTCCGACCAGCGGCAGGAACGTTCCGCTCGTTGAGCACCTGACGGGCCTTGATAAGCACCTGAAGGAAGTTCGAGCCGTCCGGGTCAACGGCAGGGATCGAAGCATCCGTAGTGATTGCGGTCATCTCCGCGATCAGCGGGGCGGCCAGCTCATCAACAACCGACTCGGCCTGCGGGCGCAGAACCTGCTTGACGAGATCCGTCAGGGTGAACGTAGCGAAGTCGTCAGGAAGACGAACCGCGTTGTAAACCTGGTCCTCGAGGGTTACAGGGAACCAGGTCTGCGTCAGGTCGTTGAACCCAATCGCAGCCCGTGCGTCACGGTTCGCCTTAGTGTAAATCTTGGCCTTGCCAGCGCTGATCGGGCCAATAACGTTGACGGTCTGACCGCGACCAGCAACGAACTCCGCGCTGAAGTCCTGACGGACAGTACGCGGGAGGTTGGTCAGGTACTTGAGCGATTCGAGGGTTGCTCGAGCCGCCTGAGTGGGGGTGTAAAGAGTGTGCGCCACGATGGGCCTCCTAGATCAAATGAATAGATGACACCACCGGGCGGTGATGCTTAGTTGCTGAAGACCCCGGCAACGAGTTTCGCGATGTCCTGGTCTTCGATGCTTTGCGTAGGGTCGCCGCCGCCTCGCAATTTCTCGCGTGGCTGCTGCGTCGGGGGCTTCTTGCCTCCGCTTCCAAGGGAAAGAAGCTCCTCCGCCTGTTCGAGAATCGCGTCGGGCTCGGTTGCTGTGATGAACTTCGCGAGCTTCAGGGGCAGTTCATGTTCTGCCAGCGTTTCGTAACGGGCGTTGATGGCCTCCAGGGTCACCGTGCGTTCCGCTTTCTCGCCAGCTTCTGCCGCTTTCGCCTCAGCCTGCTTTTTCTGCTCACGCAGGTTGCGGGCTTCACTGTTCAGCTTCCGGATTTTTGCGAGCGTCTTATCTCGGTCGAATCCACCTTCCGGTTCCTCTGTTTCGTCGGGTTCCGTGTCAGCCTCCGGGGCCTCGACTTCTTCTGACTCAACTTCAGGCGCGTCGGTCTCTTCTTTGTCTGCCATTTGGCCCTCCTGGGGCGAATCAAGACGCCACCGGGGCGTCACCTAACCCGAACCTCGTGTGAGGTCGGGAAACTTATTTGTTGCGGCTCAGCGGTGAGTCGCGGAAAACGCCGTTGCTGCGCATCCGGTGAAGCACCGTGTCTTGAGTTCGGGACTCGCCGGCGCCGTTGGCTTCCTGCGCCGCCTTCTCGTACTCATCGATGTATCGTTGCTCAGCTTCGTTCGGCTTCCACTCGCCGTAGACAATCTCCGCAGTACAGCCGCAATGGCCGTGATACCTGAGCCCAGACCCGCCGATGCCTGAGGCCTTTGCAGAGTTGCCATAGACCGGGCCGCGGGTGACGAGCATTGCGCAGAACGAACAAGGATTACCGCCAGAAACGCGCCGCCAACCAATAGCGCCACCGTCTGCCTTCGTCGTCTGATCAATCAGCAACCGGCCGCCAGATAGAACCTGCCTGCGCATGATGCCCGTGTACTTCGTGAGAGCCTTCGAGTAAGCGGAACCAGCAGGCTCACCATGACCAACCAGCATTTTCACGCGCACCGGGCCAGCTAGGAGCAACGCTTGCCGCATCTCCGCCGTCTGGAACTTGGGCTTCACAACTGGAGCCGAAGAGCCACCGATCTCAGCCTCGCGGTACTCGTCCACGTACGCAGCCTGTGTGCTCACCGAATCCGTAAAGAAACGGCGAGCCACAGCCACATTCGCGTTCAACCAACGCGGCGTGCTGCCGTCGAGATCCGCCACGTCCAAGTTGGACCACAGCGACTTCGCGACGACAGCAGCACGAGCGGCAATAGCGATCTGTGCGACTCGGTTAGCCTCTGTAAGAGCCTTGCCCTCAGCCGTCAGTGCCATTTGACTGAGTGTTCAGGGCAGAAGCCAACTGCTCTTCAGCAGACGGATTCGCCTTCTTGTACTCAAGCCACGCAGCAGCAATATCAGGCGTGATGCCCGGCACGCGATCCCACAGCTTCTCAGGAGGGATGCCGAGCATGGTTGCCATCTTGCCGAGAGCGTCAGCGGCCTGAGACATCGAACGAGACTCAAGATCCGCCCAGTCCATCACCAAAGTGAAGTCCTCCGCATCCGCCAGGCGCCCCTCGATGTAAGAAGCAAGCCGCAGTGTCTGCACATGCGAATCGCCAAAGCCAACCTTGCGCTCACCAGCTTTCAGATCGAGCATCGCCCGAGCCTCGGTGATGGCATCCGCGGAAAGGTTGATCATCTTGCCCGTGAGAGCGTGCGCCGGCGTCTGCGAAACAGCAGCCAACGTCTCAATGTCAGTCTCACCAGCCTTGATAAGCCCCTCAGGGGAAGTCTCATCAAGTGTGCCGAACTGCACACCCTCGCCACCCGTCAGAATGTCGTTCTGGCGCAGGATCAGCTTGCGGCGCTCGTTCTCAACATCGTCCTTCGGGTCCTCGAGGCCAGTAGCCGTGCGAACCTTCCAAGAGCTGTGATGCTGAACCAGCAGACGGTCAAACGTCGTCTTGTTGATCCGCTTCGCAATCGGGATGAACGGCTCAACCTCACCAGGCGTGCGACCCTCAAGATCGATCTGGTTTGAGTACCGAATAGCGGGACAAACACCAGCATTGTGCAAGCTGTAATCAATGAACGTCAGTTCCCCGCGCTCCATGCCAAGCGTGTAAACAGCTTCCTCGTCAACGACGACGTAATGACTCCCGCGCACGCGCAGGTAATACATCGGGTATTCGTCCTCAACCGGATCGGCATAGACCGCGTACATGTCCCGCGGCGAGTAGCCGCGAATCACAGCGCCCGTATCACCCGGCATAACCGTTGTATACGCGTAGCCATAGGCAAGAGCTGCGCGGTGAATCGCGCGCTGACGAGACGGCATCCGGTTCCGAAGCCACGGCTGCCAAACAGCCTTCACATCAGAGCCACCCGTAGAGCGCACTAGTTCGCCAACAAGCTGCTGTGCAACCGTCGTCACGACGAGCGAAAGCCACGGGGTTTCTGCCAGATCGGCGAGATACTTCTCTTCCTGATCAGCATGGTTCGGAACCCGGATCTTCTCAGGGTTCCACCGATACCAAGCATCGATCTCGTCAAGCTTCTGACGCTCAGCCTGCCAACCAGGAATAAGAACATCCTTGGCCAGCGCAAGCACAGCACTGTGAGACATCACCATACCCCGCCACCCTTCTTCTTCCCGTTACTCAGCACCATGCGACGCACCATGCGAGCGCCAACCATGCAGATAGCAAGGTCAATCTTTTTCTTCGACTCGCGCCCATCCTTCGCAATCGACACAAACCCTTGAACCGGGTAGCGACGAGCGTTCAGAATGTGGCGCCGTAGACGCGCATCAGCGTCATATGTGAACGAACCTGACTTGATCTCCTCGAGCGTGTAACCCACGGCCGCAGCAAATGTACGGGCGTTATCGCGGGCAGCCATGTCGAACATCACTGAATGACCCTTCCCGCCCTTAGAGCCCGAAGCCCAAACACGCAACTTGTGCCGATACTTCAGATGCCACTTCTCAAACAGAGGGTCCCAATACCGGTCCATCGTCTCGTCATCCAGCACATGCGACGGGTCACCGAAGAACCCAACCACCGTGTACTTCTCGAACGCCAAATCAACAACCGCATCGACCTCTTCACGCGGCGCCAACCAGCCATCACCCCGCTTGCCGGGAGGACGCTGCCACATACCCAACGTGAAAACGTGACCATCGGACATCCGCGTGCCCACAAGAGCCGTAGCATCATCCGATTTCGAGCAGTCAAGGAACATGACAATCTCTTCGCCGGGTTCAACCGCAATCTCAGGAGCAGCCAACGGGTCAATCTCCGCAGGCTCAGTCCACGCATCCTCAGCAGCCGTGATCTGGTTGTACCACTTACGGCGAGACTCAGAAGGCGAGTTAGCAGGGTTCGCAATCGACTTCTTGATACGCCCCTCAGCGTCCAACCACACCGCGTCGCCGCGGACAGCCTTCACGACAGACGGCGCAATATCCAACGTCAGCGGGGCTTCAGGGGGAGCCTCGAGAGAGTCATACATGACACCGAACTCAGCGAAAGACGCATCCTCGCCAACAGTGGCCTCGTACGCTTCACGCGCCCGCTGACCCACCGAATCCTCACCCGGCCTGTACGCGTTACAAATGTCCAACATGCGGGCGGGCGAGCCAACCTCGGACTTCGCCGCGTTGCCCTCAATCGCGCCGGCCATATCGTGACCGCCGTTAGACGAGTTCCAGTTCTGCGTCTCGTTCCGCACAATCATCGTCGGACGGCCACCCTCAATAGCCATAACCGAAGCCGTAACAGCCTCAATCTGGCGGGTGTCACCCATTCCCCACACGTTGCGCTTGCCAACCTGGATGCCGTAATGCGCACGAGCCTCAGGAGAAATCAGCGACGGGAACAGCTTCATCGTGTTCTGTGTCTGAATCAAAGACACAGCCACAATCTGAACCCACGCATTCGGCTGCTCACGCCCAACCGGACGGTCACCATCCCAATGATCAAACGAAACCTCAGCGAACATCGCAGCAAGCGAAAGGCACGCAGCAATAGGGTCCTTGCCCCAACCCTTCAGCCGCTGAAGAACAGCCGAGTGGTAAAGCAGCTCGCCAGACTCATCGACAGCGAAATACCAAAGAATGAAACGGGTCTGCTCAGGAGTAAACGCCCAAGGCTTCCCGTACTTATCCCGCAGCCAATACCCACACCACGCCAGAACACGCCAACCCAAAGAGAACTTCGGAAGCTTCCAGCCGTCGTCGTACTGCCACGTAGGGCCGATCTTCACCGGCTCCCACAAAAGCCCCTCAGGCGGGAACGCAGACTCAAGCTGGTCCTCATACCAGCGAATAATCTCCGCGAAATCAGACTCAGCAGACGTGATGAGGGAAACAGCGTTACGCGCTCTTGCCACGGGACTGAGCCCAACGTGATTGAGCAGCATCGCGCTGCTGATTGGCAACCGCGCCCGACTCATCAGGGAGCTTCAAGCTACGAAAAAGAGCAGCCTGGGTGGCACGATGCTGCCGAAGTTCCTGCACAAGCGGGTGAGCAACAATCTGCCCCTGAGAGCCGGTAACAGTCAGCGGCTCATCCTCGAGCGCTTCCTCCATGCGGGCGATCAAGTCAGCCTCGCCACACGCGGCCTTCAGGACCTCAAGCTCATCCTGACGAAGTTCAAACTGGTCAGTGGTGGCGCGCCAGAGCTTCCGCCCAGCAGCAGCCAAACCCTTCGGGGCAGCAACAGACATACGGTCCTCCTGGGACGCTCAAAGCGCCACCAGGGCGCAATTAACTAGGCACAACCAGCGGCTTCAGCGCCAAAGGGGCACCCAGAAGCCGGTTCAGCGTCAACGCGATGTAGCGGCCCGCTGAGTAGATCTCGATATTGCGTCCGTCACGGATCTTGCGACCCGGCCCCTCAGCAAGCAGACCAAAAATGTGTACACCTTCACCCGAACGGCTGATCTCCGCATACGTTCCGGGGTTCGCTGCAATAACAGCGGCAGCCCAAGGTGCCATCTCGCCGTCAACAATGCAGTGGTCAAGGTCGATACAGCCGAACCCGTCACCGAGGACGAAGCCGATACCCTCGCCGGCTGTAGACGCAACTGCGTCCCTGTGTGTGGACCATGTTGCCGAGTTCGTGGACGATGCAGCCCTACCAGCGACCGTAATCGGGCGTTTCGTGGCCTCAAAGCGCACGAAACGGCCCGATTCGACCATGGATTTAGGCAACGATGCCGCCTTACGACGGTAGTAAGTCCCGCACTTCTGAGTGCAGAACTTCGCATCAGCGCGAGCAAGGCGCAAAGAACCGCCGCAGTAGAGGCAGCGTGTCGAAGTCATAAGACCAGACTAGCACCTGTACGCGATAAATGGCGGAAATACGCGGAAGTTGCGGGTATCGAATAATGCCGACGCTAAATGCGCCCACGGTAAACTCGAGGCACCATCAACCCCTCAGTGCAGCATGAAAACCGCTCAGAATCGATCCTCGCGACGCCTGACGCGGCGTGGAAAAACACAGAGAGGACGCACGCAGGACGAGAATTGCTATCCGACGGTTTTAGCCATCCTTCGAAGAGGATGCACCCCCCACCTTGCTTTCGCTGGTGGTCTTGGGTTCTGGCTTGCTCTTCGGTTCGGTCTTCACTGGTGCTGGCTTGGCCTTGACTGCCTCTGCGTGTCCGCTCTCGATGAGGTATGCAGCAGCTCCGGGTGATGTGTGGATGCTATCACCTTTGGTGTGTCCGCCGATGTTCTTGGTCACGGTTACTTGGGTCATGGTGTGATCCTTCCGGGGTGCGTCTCTGGTGGTCGTCGTTTGAGTCGGGCTATTGCACGGTTGCGTGCTGCTGTCTCGGCTGCTGTCTTGGCTGTGTGGCATGGTGCTGATAGCCATTGCAGGTTCTCTACCTGGTGGTCATCGCCTTGTGTGATGTGGTCGGCGTCTGTGCCTGTGCCGTCACATGCTGGTGCGTGTGTGGCGGCTTGGCATTGGTTGTTGGCCCTGCGCTTTACCTCACGCCTTATGGCTTCCCAGTTGTCGGGTAGTCGTGACCTACGATCCGATGTGGCCCATGCCATGATTACTCCGCGGTTTGCCCCATGAGCATGGCCCGCACTTCTTCGCGCGCTGTTGCTCTTCCTGCTACGAGCGCGTCTATGGCGGTGGATACAGCATCAATAGTGTCTGCATCCCAGCTACTGGCCGCGTCGTGCATGGCTTGGTCGCGTTCTGCCCAGTAGTTGTCTTCGTATTCCTGCGCACGCCAATCAGCCAACGTCGTCACCTACTCGGTCGTCGTTGGTCAAAAGCCATGACCCTTCGTCTTCAAAAGGTCGGGTTGTCTCATAGAACCATGCGCCCTTGTTGCTCGGGAGCAGTCCGGTTACTTCGTCGTTCCAGTTCATGTCGCACTTCGCTTTCGCTGTGGGCGGTTAGTTGGTGGGTGTCTCGTGCTTGGTCTCACACGAGCGCGCAAGTGATGGGACGACGAATCGTTGGCCGCAGTAGTCACACACGTAGCGGTCAGTCGTCGTAGTCATCGCCGTAATCATTTCCGAGCCACCAGAATCCGTTTTCGGTTGCGTGCGGCAACCCGATCGCGAGATGTTCAATCCCGTACCGGCACGGTGCGCCGTGATCGACTAACGGGTTGGTTGCTGGGCATAGCCGTTCAGTCATTCGTCGTCATCGCCTGGTTCTTCTGCGTATGTGC